CACGGCCCCTCCGCGAAAAGCTGCTGCACCACGGCCGGACGGTGCTGGGGCAGGGCTTCGGCCACGGCGCGCACGGCCTTGATAAACTTGGGCTCACGTGAGAGCAGGTCGAGGGCCGCAAACACGGCGTCGTCGATCGGGTCGGGCGTGAACTGGGCGGCCATGCGACCGGCGGCCATCAGTTTCGCGAGGCGGTCTTTGAGATCGGCGTCGGTGATCTTCACGTGTCTCCAGGGCTCCACGGGTCCGTAGTCGTCGATGCGTCGGTTGCTGAGGTTGGCGGTCATGCCTGATCCCTGGATCGTCGCACAAACGGCAGCTCAAAGTTGGATGGTTCGTAGCCCGGCACGGCCACCCGCTCGGGGATCGACGGGACGCGGTCCTTCGCGGTCGGGTCCGACGTGGCCATCGCGCGCGTCCAGCCGTTGCGGTGGACGAACGCGGCCATCGTGTCGCGAGCCGCCGCGTCCGTGCCGAACCAGTGCGTGTCGATCGGCCCCAGGTGCAGAACTTCCATCGGGAGCATGGTGCGGCGGTGGAGGTGGAACATCTGCATGAAGTACGCGTCCCCGCCCCCGGCGTGCGCGAAGCTCACGTCGTACCAGGGGCGCCTGCCCGAGAGGTCGGGGGCGTCGGCGTGGAACAACTGGAAGAACCCGATGGGGCCGCCGTCGCGGACCTGCGGGCACAGGTGCCAGTGCAGGTCGGGGCGCCACGCCGTGGGGTCGTCGAGCGTGCGGCGGCGGCAGCCGTGGAGCCGGTCGGGGTGGAGGCGTTCGAGGGGCAGGGCCGGCGGAAACAAGATGTCCGCGTCGTGGATCAAGATCCAGCCGTGGCGACCCATGACATCAAAACAGGTTTCGATGCAAAGCCCCTTGTTGAAACGAGCCCCGTGCGACGTGAAGTCGTTGGTCTCGTGAATGTGGACATCGGGCACTGATCGCGCGACGGCCTTGACCGCTTCGTCCTGGGGGGTGGTGATGACCCAGCACTCCGTCAGGTGCCGCATATTGCGCGCAAGGCAAATCTCCAGGGTTCTCGCGTACCACTCCCCGACTGCAACGGTTAATCCGCGGATCGCCGGCATCAACACCGCCTCCATCCGGGGCCCGGCATGCCGCTCTTGTACATGTACCAGCTCGGGCATACCTCGGGCAGGTAGCCTTCGACCGTCGTGATGTAGACCGTCAGGTCGAGCCGCCGCGCGAACGCCGTCACGGCGGCCTTGACGCCGGCGTGGTGGGGCTGGTCGGTCCAGTCATGGCCCGCGATGACGCCGTGGGCGCTAACGGCCGGCCACCATGCTTCGAGGTCCGCCGCGACGCTGGCCTCGTCGTGGGCCGCGTCGATGTAAACGAAGTCCATCGAGCCGGCCGGGAACATCGCGGCGACCTGGGCGCTCTTGCCCCGGATCAGCTTGGCCCGGGGCTTGTGCGGCATCAGGTTGTCGGCCGCCATCAGGTAGTCGGACGAGCGGTCGTACGGCATCTCGGGGTAGGGTTGCCAGTCGTCCACGCCCCACCATTGCTCGACCTGCGGGAAGCGATCGAGGAACAGCCGAGACCAGTTGCCGCGCTCGACCCCGACCTCGACGCAGCGATAGAGTTTGCGCCAGAAGCAGAGGGCCGGGAAGTCGTCGCGGCACCAGATTTCGGGGGACGGGAGGATGGCGAAGTTCATCGCATCCTCGGCGTCGTGCCGGGCAGATACTCGGTAGCCGGGCGGTCCGGCCGTTCGGCCGCGCCGATGGACTCGATCACCTGCACCGGCCGCTCCTTGGCCTTGGGCCGGGCAATCCAGCGGTGCGTCTCGCTGAACTCCTCGCGCTTGCCGCCGACGGCGAGTTGGCCGGGGCGGCGCATGGGGATTCCGCAGGCGTGGCAGTGAGTCTCGACCTGTAGGGCGAAGTCGGCCATCGGCCTGCGCCACCAGCCCGGGACGACTTCGAGGCCCGTGTCGGGGATCGACTCGCCGGTGCCGCACCAGTCGGGGTTGTCCGCATGCAGTGCGGCCTGAGAGTACGCGACCTCGCAGAAGTACGCCCGCAGCTTGCCGCGAAACACCCCGACGGCCGCGCTCCACCAGCGATTGACATCGCACTCCCCGATGAGCCGCCGTCGCTCGGACTCGTCCGCGATCAGGTCCCGCATCGCCACCCACGGCGACGAGTGGATGCTGTCTTGATCGAGCCCCTTGAGATAAGGGGCCGACTCGGGCCAGTCGCGGCGGAATTCGTCGTGGGCGTCGGGATCGAGATGGCAGTTCAGATTGCTATGCGCCGGGTCGAACGTGATGCGGGCGTGCGCCCCCTTGCCGCGCAGGTTGTTGCACCAGAGGCCGCGTTGCTCGTACGGGAACCGCGCCCGCATGATGCGGCAAAGCTCGTCGAAGCGTGGATGCGTCGCCGGGTTGCCGCCGAACATGCCGACCACGCCGAAGTAGCCGTCCAGGCTGGCGCACGCCTCGTCGAATTGCTCAACGGTCATCAGGGCGGGCCTGCCTGCCAGGTTGCTGCCCTGCGTGCAGTGGTGGCACGCCAGGTCGCACGACCGGGTCACAACGATCTGCAAAACGCCGCCGCGCCAGATCCCCGGGCGCCGCTGGCCGGGCGGGACCATTGTGCTGGGAATTAGGCTCAAGCGGTCGCTCCGGTGGGAAACCATGTCGATTTAAGGCAGTCCAGACAATTCCCACGGCTGGCCTTGCGGCCGTCGTCGTGGTCGCCGTAGCCAGCGTGGCACGTCGGCAGGTCGCAGCCGCAATGGTGGTCGCGATAGGGGCAAGTGCGGATGGCGGCGTCGGCGGCGTGTAGCGAGCGGACGGGCGGTCGGACCGTCGGGAGGGGCGGGATCGCACCGGGAGGCGGCAGGGCGTTGCGGCGAGCCACCCGATCGCCCCAGCCGCTGGAGGCCCAAGCGCACAAGCCGGGCAGTTCGCCCGTGGCCCCGTAGCAATGACCGGGCGTCGGGCAATGCTCGCACGCCGTCAACTGGTGAGCGACCAGGTGATCGTCACGGTCTTCGTCGTCCCCGCGCCGGTCGATCCGTATATCTGGCTGTACTGATACCACATGTAGTCTTCGAGGGTGAGCGTGCTGTAGGTGCCGCTGATCGACCCGCTCACGCTGATGCCGGAGGGCGGGCAGTGGATCGGCGCGGAGTCGGAGCAGCGGCCGAACCCTTTGTGGCCCGCGCCGTCCGTGGCGCCCTGATGGGTAGAGCTGCATCCGAGGCCCGCGTAGCCGGCGTTGTTGGCGTTGCAGTTGACGACGTCGGGGTTTGTCGCCAACGTCGGCAGGAAGCCGGCGGGGTCGAACGCATCGCCTTGGCACGAACTGCCGACCCCGGGCCGGCAGCCGAAGTAGCCGACGTGCGCCCGCAATCGCGAGTCGCCGGCGCACGTGACCATGAAATAGATCGGCACGGATGCGTTGGTGACGGCGGTCGTCGTGCCGTCGTTGTTGCATGTGATGGCATTGGCGGCGGTGCGGTTGGCCGAGCCGTACCACGGGCCGGGCGACGATCCCGAGGAGGACGTGAGCGTGACGCCGCCGAAGCCGTCGTCGATGTAGAGCGTGGTCGGCCAGGTCACGTCGGGATAAGGTGGCCCGACCTGGTCGTCGCAGCAGTCGCGGAAGCACGAGTAGCCGCCGATCGGCGCGAGCGCGATCGTGATGCTGCTGCTGCCGCACGCCAGCACGACGCTCGTGCTGACGCCGGCGAACAGGCTCGCGGTGACGACCCGGGTGTAGGTGCCGGCCGAAGGCACGTCGAGACAGACCGTGCCGAGGCTGTCGGTGTAGCCGCTGCTGACCGTGACGCCGCCGGATTGCAGTTCGACCAGCGCCCCGGCCACGGCCGGGCCTCCGGCCGTGCCGCAGCGGACCGTAACGCAGTGCGTGCCGCAGGGCCCGCAGCAACACCAGAAACCGGCCTGGGTGGCGAGGATGGCCAGCGCGATGAGCCACGAGAAAGTCACAGTAAATTGGCACAGGCGTCGATGTTGAGCGCGACCCAGCGGCCCACGAGCCGGCCGACGGGGATTGTCGAGTTCGCGGCGAGCTTCTTGTCGCGATTGAAGCTGTAGCAGTCTTCGTCCAAGCCGGTCAGCGCGGAAAGATTGCCTGCCGAGGACAGCTTGGTGTAGCGCTGAATCTTACCTTTGCCCAGGGCCGTGGCACTGGTCGCCTTGGCGATCTCGGTCGTGACCTTCGCCAAGCCGAGCGCCACCGGGGACGCCCCCAGCCGCACGATCGCCCACTGCTCCCCTGTGCCGTAGCCGTACCCGTAGCCGCCCCCTGTGCCCTCGCGCCAGATGACCTGGGCCGATCCGTAGGCGGTCGATTCGAGGTAGTCGCACGTGCCGTCGGAGACGTCGGCATAGTCGTGGCCGTCGTCGAGGACGTTGAGCCGGGCCTGCGTGACGCCCGCCACCCAGGCGCGGACGACCCGATCGGCGGGCGCGGGCTCGAACAGGACGGCGAATTTGCCGAGGTGGTCGGTCCCGTCGGGCGTGACCGCCGCGAACGCCACCTCGCGGAGGTATGCATCCTCGGAGTCGGACGGCTCGAAGACGGGGGCGGACAGCCCGACCACGGCGAAGCGGTCCAGGTCGGCGCCCGTGCCGTTGCGGACGCGGACGAGGGCGGAGGAGCGGGAGGTGGTGAGGGGGCCGAGGCCGCGATCGAACCGGCCGGAGTCGGCCAGGCGGCCCGCGTCGATCATCGCGTTCCAGACGCGGGCACTGCTGGGCGGCCGGTCGCCGGGCTGGAGCCTGCGGAACGGATCAGGCACGGCTCACGTCCCGATGCCCAGGGTGGAGAAATCGCCCGTGCCGTACACCCGCTCGACATACACGCCGATGGGCCGCTTGACCAGGCAGAAGGCGATGGTGTCCGCCGACTCGGCGTAGCGAATCCACATGTAATCCCAGCCGAGCTTGGCGATGCCCGTGATGTCCCCGATCGTCTGTCCGGTCACGTTGGGCGCGCCCGCGAATCGGAACGTGATCGACCAGGCGTCCACGCCCCGCTTGGTGCCGCTCGCGCCCAGGAACAGGCACTCGCCCGCGGCCAGCCCCTTGAACGTGGCGTCGTTCATGCGGCCGGTCATGCCGAAGAGGACGGCCTTGAAGCCGGAGGCGACGTACGTGTCGGTGAAGCGGTGCGTCTCGCTGAACTGATAGGTCGGGACGACGATGTCTGCCCCCTCCACCCGGTCGTCGCTGACTCCGATGGCCCCCTGGAAATCGGGGGCGGCCAGGCCTGACGGCGCGTAGCTGGCGATCGTCGAGAGGCTCTGGGTGATGTGCTGCGTGCCGCCGCCGGTGTCGAACGTGAACTCGTCGTCCGAACTGCTGAGCGTGTACCGCAGCGTCCCGGACCAGAGGCCGTTGCCCGCCTCGCGGACCGTCCACTCGTTGAGGTAGCGATTGTCGTACGTGGCCGGCGCCCAGAGCTGGAGCGCGGACCGCGCGTCGCTCTCGCTGGCCGCGTCGTGGATGTCGACCGTGAGTTCGGTGACGGGGTTCAGCCCGTCGGTGAAGCTCCGGCCCGCGAAATGTTCGGCGACGGAAGCGGCCATGTCAGTCGGTCAGCACCCAGCGGGCCCGCTCGATGTTCTTGTTGAGGTCGTCGATGCCCTTGTTGGTCTTTTTCTGCTCCTTGAGCTGGTCGCTGGCCGTCGAGTCGCCGGCGCCCAACAGCCCGACCAGGGCGCCCGAGAAGGTGCCCCGAGTGTCGACCTTGGTGGGGCTGGCGGCCAACGCCTGGTCCAGCCCCTCGGGCGTGAACGTCGGCGACCCTGGCTTGCTGGCGGCGGCACCCGCGATCATCGACTCTCGCTTCTTACCGGCCTCGCCCGTGAGCTTGGCCAACTCCTCTTGCGCGGCGGCGAGGTCGGCGGCGGCCCCGGCCATCGAGTTGGCCGCACCCTCGCGGCGGGCCTCGGTGTCGGCTGTGGCTTGATCGGTCAGCGCTCGATGGGCGGCCATGTTCTCCGTCCCGATCTGGGCGAGGGCGGTTTGCCGCGCCTGATCGGCCTGCCCGGTTTGCAACCCCACGGCGTTGAGACCCTGATCGACGAGGCCGCCCACGTCGAAACCCAGCGCCTGGAGCGCCTGCGCCACCGGGTTTAGCGTGGTCAGCAGCGTCTTGATCAGGTCGCCCCATGACCCCGACATACTGGCCGTGAGGTCCGCCCAGATGGCGCGCGCGCCGTCCACGAGGTCGATCATCAGGCCGGCAACGGCCGTCTTCGCGTCCGCCCACACCTGGACGAACGCCAGGCCCCAGTCGGACCAGACCCCCTTGAGGTAGTTCGTCCCCTTGAGCCATTCGATTTTGAGCGCGGCCCAGAGGATCTTGCCGGCCAGCATCAAGTCGCCCGCTGCCATCGCGTCGGCCATCCCGCCAAAGGCGGTGATGGCGTCGGACTTCAACGCCTCGAATTGCTGGCCCAGCCATCCTAGCGCCTGGCTACCGACTTCGGTGAAGTACACGAGCGCGGCGCCGCCCGCCGCGAACGCGGCCACGATCAGGCCGATGGGCGAGAGCAAGGCGGCGAGGACCGAACCGACGATGCCGAGGGCAGCGGAGACGGCCCCGATCGCGACGCCGAACGCGGAGACGAGCCCGCCCACGACCACGAGGGCGCCGCCCACCGCAACGAGCCCGAGCGCAACCTTGCCGATCGTGACCACCAGGCCCTGGTTTTCCCGCAGCCAGCCGTTCACGTCGATCACGACCCGTGTCAACCACCCGGCCAGGTCCGTCAAGGCTGGCGCGAGCGCGGCCCCGATCGTCAGCGCGGTCCGCTTTGCAACGGCAACCATGCTGTCCATCGCGTCGCCGAGCGCGTCGGCGGCCCGCGCATCCTCGGTGCTCATGACGAGACCGAGGTCGCGGGCTTCCCGCGTGAGCGCGTCGAGGTCCCCAATCATGGGGAGAAGCGCCGTCCCGCTCTTGCCCAGGAGCGTCATCGCGGCGGCAGCCTTGGCGGTCGGGTTGGGAACGGCGGATATGGCGCGGGCCACCGCCTCGAATTGCTGGTCGGGTGAGAGCCTGGAAAGCCGCTCAACCGACAGGCCCAGGCTCTCGAACGCGACGGTGGCTTGCGTGTTGCCGTTTGCGGCGGCCGACAGCGCCTTTTGCATCTTGCGGACCGCGCCTTCCACGGTCCCGAGGTCGGTGCCCGTCTGCTGCGCCGCGTGGCCTAATTCCGACAATCGTTCCACGCTCATGCCCGTTCGGGCTGACATGTCATTGAGTTCCGACCCGGCGTCGGCGAACATCTTCGTGGCGATCCCGAGCGGCGTCGCCAACGCGACGCCGAGGCCCCCGAGTTTCGCGCCGATGGCCGCGATCGACAGGCCGAATCCCTTGACGCGAGCGGCGGCGGAATCGAGGGTCGTGCGGAGCTTGTCATCGTCGCCGAAGAGTTCGACGTAGGCGCGACCCGCCCGTATCGCCGATGCGTTACCGGCCATGTCGCATCACTCGCTGGCGTGAGGTTATTCGCATGGGATGGCGTTTCAGAAAGCGAGTCAGGCGAGGAAACGGCTTGCGGCAATCAGCGGTTCCGCTGGGCCGCGCACGCCATGATCTCGTCGGCCAACTGGGCAACCGACACGGAAACCCCGATGCGGCCGCGACGCCGTGGCGTCAAGGGGTTGAAATCATCGGGCGTAAAACGTTTGGATGTGCGTGGGTTGCGATGGATGTTGGCGTGCAAAGCCAGGTGGGACGAGGTGTGGGCCCACTCGGAAAGACTCTTGCCCGCGCCCATCAATGCGAGTTCACGGAGGGTGAACGGCCCTGGGTCGATCCCGATCCAGCCGGCAAGGTGCCAAACCTGTCGATCAATTTCGTCGCCTCGGTCTCGATGTCGATCTGAGGGATGGCCCTGATCAGCCGGTCCATCGCCGCATCTTTCACCCTCCGCCCCGCGTCGATCACGCCCTTGAAGCTCTCCCGCACGCGGGGGTCTGGGAAAAAATCCACGAGTTCCTCCACGAACGCCTGGGTCGCGGCATCGAGGGCGTCGCCACCCAACGCTTCGGCGAATGCCTCATCGGTGATGCCCTGCCTGTCTGCCTCCGCCTTGCATAGGACATATAGCGTGTCGACGAGTTGTACCGGATCGGCAAGGAGCGACTTCAGGGCCTCGAAACCGCCACCCACGAGCCCATAGAGATCCACCCCGACCAAGGCGCGGCAGCGCTTGACCGCCGCGACATTGATCGTCACGAGCCAGGTCCGTTTCGCGTTATCTTGGAATGCTTTCATATGTATCAGGTATCCGAGAGGATCGTGCCGTTCGAGGATACGCGGCGGGGTTGGTTGGTCGGGTAGTACGCCGGAACCACCGTGACATCCACGAGGCCGACATCCCCCATCGCCTCGTTGACGGTGAACTTTGACACCTGAAACATCGACCGGATGCCTCGGGCGCCCGTAGTGGCGATCACGTCGTCGAGGATGGCCAGCTCGATGTTGGCGTTGGTGAAGTAGGCTTCCTCAAACGCCAGGAGGTCGGCGCCGCCGTCGTAGACCATCTGGAAGTCGATCGACAGCGTCTTGAGCGTGGACACCTGCATTTGAAACGTGCTGGCCCGCGTCGAGGCGTCGGCCAGGTTGCTATCGAGGTTGCGCGTGAGGTCGCGGACGTTGGTCACGAGCGACCACGTCGGGCTGTTGTCATACGGGCTGTCGGTGTTGCGGTAGAGCTTGAAGTCCTTGCCGCGAGTGATTGGCATGACGGTCCTCCTTTCGGGCGTGAATCAGCGAACGGAATCCCGCCACATCGGCGGCAAGTTGGGCAGTTCGGCGGCGGCGGCCGGTCGCATGAACGGGCGAGCGGCGACGCGCACGCGCTGCCGCTTGCCGCGCCGGACGATGGTGGACGTGCCGCCGTATTCGAGGGCCGGCAGCGCGTCGGGCGTGACCGTGTTCCCGAGCCGGGCCGGTCCGATCACGACGCTCTCGGTCGCCCGGTCGAAGCTGAAGTAGAGGTACTCGCGCAGGAATGAGATCGAGCGCTTGCGCGTCTTGCCGGTCGACTTGCTGACCTTGGTGACCGACCGCGAGCGGTGGGCGGTGGGCGTCGCGCCGGGCGGGGCGGGGCGTTCGCCGTAGACCAGCGACTTCTGGGCGGCCTTACGGACGAGCCGGCAGAACTCCTTAAAGATGCGGAGCTTGCCCCGGTTCAAGGCCCGAATCACCGGCTCCTTGTCGAAGAAGCCGGAGACGGCCGCGTTGAAGGTCAGGCCGGCCACGTCAGCGCACCACCGCGAAGGTCAGGGAGACGACCGAGGTAAAGACCCGCTCCTCGTCCAGGTGCTGCGGCACGTAGATCGGGTTGTTGGCCGCGCCCGTGCAGCCCGCCGCCTCGTAGCCGACCAGCGGCCGGCCTCGGAACAGGTCCATCACCTCTTGCGCGAGAAGCATGAGCGGGTCAACGTTGGTGTTGGTCGGGTCGACGGCCTGCTGGATGCCGATATCGACTCGGTACTCGTGCTCGTGGCGCGGGGTGCGGTCGACGAGCGTGGTCGCGATCGACGCGGGCACGACGGTCAGCAACAACCCGTCGAGATCGTCCCGCCTGTGGACGGGCACGTAGGCGCGTTCGACCACGAACGACTGGCTCAGGGTCGCCGTCGCGAGGGCAGCCGCCACGGCGTCCACGATCTCGAGGATCACGGCGCTCATCCGTCGTAGGGCTCGTCGGCAACGTGCTTGGTGTGGATGCGGTACATGAGCTGATACGGGTCGGACCACGTCCAGCACGGATCGGGCGGGTAGGGCATCACCTCGTACTGGCGCACCTTGTCTCTGGCCACGATATAGATCGCGTCGCCCCGCTCGGGCTCGATCACCGCGCCGCTCAGGACGAGATCGGCGGCCGGGATAACGAAATCCATGTCAGTCCATTGCAGCCTGATGCCGCCCTCGCCGTCGTCGAGCTTGAGCAGCTTGCGGCCGAACGTGGCGTGCAGGTCGACCGGATCGGTGCCGCGCGCGTAGGTGACGGACTGCGACGCCACCGCCTTGAGCGACGTCGTCAACGCCGTGAGCCCCCATTCGAGCAGGTCGCGGCGGTCGTTGGTCGGCGGCGTGATGACCGTCGTGCCGCCGCCCCAGCCCGTCGGCCAGTAACCGCTCGTGTAGTAGGTCGGGTCGTAAGGCATCAGGTCGGGATCGCCAGGGTGACGGTGGATCGGTTGCCGTGGCGGTCGCACGTCGCGGTGATGCGCGTCGTGTTGGCGTCGTTGCCCGCCTTGATGACGATGGTCTGCGTGGCGGCCCCGCTCGCGGCGCTGATCTTGCCGGCCAGCGCCGCGAGCTGGAGTGAGAGCGCCTGACGTGCGTTGATGCCGGTTTCGATCGGGATCGTGTCCAGGCCGTCGCTGGCGAGCTTGTAACCCGTCCTGGGCAGGGCGGTGAGGCCGGCCCCGGCGGCACCGAGGGTGGTGGCGACGGCGGCGACGGCCCCGGCCACGCCGCTCACCGTGGCGTCGAGGTTGTCAAGGGCCGACGCTCGCGTGCTGGTCACTCGGCCGAGGAGCGTCGTCGTCCCCGCCGTGTCGGCCCCGGCGTACGTTGACCGGCTCGACACGGCCGCGTCGAGGCGCGTGCTGATCTTGGACGGGTCGGCGGTGAGGTAGGCGGCGGGCGAGGCGTTCTCGCCGCTGAACGTGCTGCCCGCCTTGCTCACGGCCAGCGTGATCCATGCGTCTCCCTTGGTCTCGGCGTCATAGGCGACGCAGACGTTCGGACCGGCGACGTGAACGACGGCCCCATGCGAGGCGATCGCCGCGCCGTCGATGTCGGTAACCGAGGCGATCGTCACGGTGGCCCCGGAGACCAGGGTTCCGCCGTCGTCGACGATGCGCCAGACGGGATAGTTGATCACGGCCATTAGCGGCTCCTACTCAGTCGCGCACGCTTGCGGACGGGCTGGGCCTTGGTCGTGAGGTACGTGGGGGGCGACCACGCCGAACCCTGCGTGGCGTGGGTCAGCATGCACGAATAGGCATACATCGTTTGCGGTCCGGCCGTGGCGTCGATCAACGTCTGAGAGGTTGCCCCGCTGAGGGCCGTGCCCCGCGTGGCCACCGAGTTCAGCGGGTCGAACGCCGTGGCCGCGCGATACCACTGATACGACCACCCCGCCGGCGCACCCGAGTGCGTCAGCGTCACCGCGCCCGGCGCGTTGTCCGTCAGGCTCACCCGCCCGATCATCGCCTTGAGCGACGGCGCGACGAGCGCGGCCTTGGCCTGCTGGCCGGCGAGCGTGGGGTGGACCTGGTCGGCCCAGTACGACGGGAAATCGCCC